GACATAACACCTTTGCTTATGTTTTTAGAATGACGTGCTTTAAATGATTGCCTACGTTGACGATAAGACTTAGTCTCACCAGACTTCTTCGGGGATCCAGAGACACCCTGTTGTCCAAACCTAATGGTTTTAACTTGTGAGCCAGACTTGGCTACAACAACATGTGATTTCTTTGGATGAGTAGGCGTACGCTTTGGCTTATTAAAGCCAGATACTCCTGCTCGTTTTAGTCTAGGATCCATTTATTTTTTCTTCTTTGCTACTCTCATGTTATCAACAAGGTTTGGATACTTGCGTCCTGCTGCTTTAGCAGCAGCTTTTGCTGCAGTTTTTTGAGATGATGTTAGAGGTTTAGAAACCTTTTTTGGATTAGGTGTATTCCAAACTTTCTTTTTCATTACTTCTTCTTACCCATTTTCTTAGCTACTGCTTTTTTCATAGCAGGTTTTACTACCATCTTCTTACCAGTTTTCTTGGCTGCTTTCTTAGCCATAGCCATTCCCATTGGGGAATAACTAAATTCTTTTCCGCCTACATTTGGCATTGCCTTCTCCTTTTATTGTTGTTGGGTGAAGAGGGGCTGTTGCCAGCCCCTCTTCTTTAAACTAAGCAGCGATGCTTGACTTAGTTGTAATTACGTAGCGTGCCTCTGGGCGGAAGATGTTCCAACCAATCAGAGCCTTCCATCCTGCTGGACGGAAACGCATTAACTTATCTGTAACAGGACCGATAACAGTCTTTGGCTCGTAAGATACAGCCTCAAGAAGAGCCTGCTTTCCTAGGATAACTGTGTTGTAGACCTTGCTAGAACCTGAACCAGATAGAGACTCAGCACGAGGAGTTTCGATGTAACGGATCTGATCGTAGATTCCGATCTCACCAGTCCATAGATTTCCTACGCCTGCTTCTGTATAGGTATGAGGCAATTGCCATACAGCAGATCCACTTGATTGTGCTTCTGAACGAAGGTCAAAAGATACATCTGGGTGAATTAACGCTGTGTAGAAGCCACCATCACGAGGTGATACTGATGCACCACGTAGCTTTGCTACACCACGGCGAGCAAGTGCTGCTGTGATGTTTGCTGCTGTTGTGGATGAAGATACATCTTGTCCATTAAGTGTTGACTCGTTGGCTGAAGATGTTCCTGTAAAACGACCAGTTGCTAGACCTGTTAGTTTTCTCCAAACTAAGTTGTCAAGAGAGTCACGCATGTTGAAAGACAACATGTCGGCAACAGCTGGATCGATTGCAGATAGAGACTCAAGAGCAAGACGCTCAGTTGTAATTACGGAGTTACCGTATTCATCAACAGTAACATTTACTCTGTTAGTGTTGTTCAACTGTACTGCATCTGGATCTTCAGTCTGAGTTAGTGCTGATGTAGCACGAGATAGATCCGTGTAGACTTGGAATACAACAGTATTACCAGGGTTTGTCACATCGACAGGACGCTTGTCCGCAAACTTGCGGAACATTGGCTCTGAACGAAGGTTAAACTCGATATACTTATCATACGCCGTCTGGATCAAGTTCGACATCGTTGATGTCGTAGTTGATGTTGCTGGGGTAGTAGGCATAATTTCCTTCTATTAGGGTTTAATGTGGACTATCAGCGTTTCAAGAAGTTGGTTAACTCTTCTGCACTTGTTGCGTTAGCAATCAAAGAAGAGATATCTCGACCCACACTTGGATCGAAATCGCCATCTTCAAAGTCTGATATTTGCTCAAAAGATTGAGCGTCAGCGTCTGGTTCATAACCAGCCTCTGACTCGTCAACAGCAGTGATGCCAAAAGCTTCGCCATATTCTGTTAACCATTCAGATATTGCATCCTCATCGGCTTCAATCTCCGATGGAATGAACTGAGCGATTTTTGGATTGAGTCCGAATTGCTCGAGGATTTCTCCGACTGAAGCTTCATGACTGTAGGTCTGAAACTCCTCAATAACTTGATCTCTTTCCTTAAGTTGCTTGGAAAGCACATCAACTTGCTTGCGTAGTTTCTTCACTAGATCAGTACCAAAGTCCTCGGTATCGTCTTCGAAGTCGTACTCTGTATATTCTGCCATTGCGTTTCTCCCTATTAGTTGATTGGACCCTCATCGGGTTTGCACCACACGTACTCCTCACCAGGGGAAGTGATTCATAGACGTGATGACTACCAGACTTATACACGTTACCTGGGCTGGTCGATCAGGAACGGAAACTATTTATACGTCTGCTGTTTTACTACGACGTCCAAGAGATGTTGTATCTACCGCAGACTTCTGCTGGAACATTGCTCTTTCTTTAGATGCAAGTCTCTTCTTCTTAACTGCTACATCTGTACCACCAGCAAGTGCTAACTCTTCACGAGCGATATCTTGTGCACCAGCGGTTTCACCATATAGACCTGTTAAGCGTTGGTAATCTCTTTGTTGTGTAGCAGCGGTCTGGAATGCAGCTTCTGCTTGACCTGCTTTACCAGCAGCGTAGATCTCTTCAGCAAATGCTTTGTCAGACATCTGACCTGCACGAAGTGCAGCTCCACCAATTTCAGCAGATGTGTACATCTTCTTGGCTTCTTCGGTTGTGTATTTAAACCTAGAGTCAATTAGATTAATTGCTCTATCTTTATCAAGAAGATAGGCTGTTAAATCTGCATTGCTTAATCCATAGAAATCTTTAAGTGCTGTCTTGATTCCTTCATCAGCATTATTTAAAGCATTTCTTGCTATGTTAACTCGATCAGTTAATTCTGCTGTGCTTACACCCATAGCAATGAAGTTAGTAAAATCTTCTTGTTGATCATAGAATCCAGTAGGAAGTCCTGCTTCTCTAAGGATTTCTTCGTATGCTTTTTCGGTTTGAATGTATTCATATGGTTTAAGAAGTCTATCGCCAGGGCGACCTTTGCCATCCGCCATGCGTTTTTTAATTACTTCGTTGGCAGCAAATCTAGTCTTGTAAGCTTCGCTATTATAAATACTATTAAGAACCTGGTCTTCAGTAGGTAATATATTTTCTTCATAAACTTTATCAATGGTATCCATAAGGGATTGAATATATGCTTGACCTAAACCAGTATTTTCAAACATCTTCATTGCTGAATCTCTTGCACCAAAGTCTTTGTATGATTCAATTAAAGAACCTTGAGTTCCATCTGACATGGTTTGATAAACTTCAACCACGCCACCAGTTTTACGAACTGTCTTTTGACCAACAACTGTTGGTTTGGCTGGGGCTGCAGCAGCAGCGGTCATCGCTGCAATCTGTGCCGTTAATTCAGCAAGTTGATTATTAATAGCACCAGTAGCTGCAGCAGTTGGATCAACAAATGTTGGTGCTCCAGCAGGTGGAGGAGGAGGCTCTTCTTTATTTCCTGTTTCTTGTTCTGGTGTAACTTTCTTTTGTCCAGTCAATGGATCTAAATCTGGATTAGCTTTAAAGTATGCTGCTGCTTGTCCTGCATAACGTGCAGATGACGCAGCAGCTGCCATTGAACCACCTTGTGCCAATATGGCATTACCAGCAGCGTTGGCTTCTTCTCCACCAACTGAAGTGTTGGACATAAAGTTTTCTGTTGTATCTCTTTTTGGAGCTGTGTTAGTTGCTACCTTATATACTTCTTGAAATGCACCAACAGTTCTTGCCCAGTTTGCTGCGTCTTGTGCACTCATTATAAGTACCCATGGTCTCTAAGAATAATTCCAGCGATGTTAGTTTTTTCTTCTTTGGCTGTTTGAGTAAAGTCAAAATCTTTACTGCGACGAGCTAATTTTTTAGCACCATAAAGATTCATAGGTGATACATTTCCTTTATCGTCTGTGTAGTTAAGAGCCTGTTGCACAATATCGTTATTTAAATCTAATGATTTAGGATCAACTTCCAAGGTAGTAGCAATTGTGTTTATCCATGGATCAGCTGCTTCACGTAGTGATTGACCACGCAACATTTGATCTTTCAGTCCAGGAAATAATGACATTGCACGTTTTTCTAATTCATCGTCTATGTCTTCTGGGTTTAAAGTTCCAGCAACCAATCCTCTGATTGATGATTCGAACCACTTTTTAAATTTATCGTTTGATACCGTTGATGGATATCCATAGTCATATGCTCTGTCATATAAAGCTTGAGCCATAGTCTCAAGCTTTCCGTCAAGATCGTAGATAACCTTGCCATTGCTTTCAAAAGTATTTGTTGTGTCAAACTTAATAGAACTAGCCATTAGTTTTTGCAAATAAGCTTTATCGTATTTAATAACCTTGCCATCTTGGATAACAGACTGTTGCATCATTTGTTCTGCGTATTTAATAGCATCGGCTGCGGTAATGGTTAAACCACTTTCCGCCCACATTTTAACGATTTCGCTTGCATTGGTTTGTAAATCTGCAGCAAACTGACCAGGATTTGTCTGCTTAAAAAATGCATACTTACGCTGGGTGTCTGTTTGGTTTTTATACCAAGAGGTGCCTTGAATAATTTGTGTTTGTAATTCTGGATCGGTAACCATAGTTCCGCTACCATCAAGACCAAGAATTTTGTTTAAAGCATCTTGAAGACTCTTGTCTGAATTGATTACTGCAGCAGCAACACCGAACTTTGAAGCAAGTTGCGCTGGAGAAAACTTGTCCATCTGGGTAGCACCAGTAGATGAAACA